CAATCGTTGACGGAAGAGGAGAATCTGAACGAATACAAGCACGTATTGAAGAGTTACAGCTCCAAATCGAAAAAGCAAAAACACCTTTCGAACAAGAAAAACTACAAGAAAGACTCGCGAAATTTGTCGGAGGAGTAGCAATTGTTCATGTAGGTGGAAATACTGAAACTGAGGTCAAAGAAAAGAAAGACCGAGTTGATGATGCGCTTCAAGCAACTAAAGCCGCAATCGAGGAAGGTATTGTTCCTGGAGGTGGTGCTGCTTTATTATATGCTCGTGAAGCAATTAAGAATCGCAAATCAGTAGGTGGACAAATCGTTTACACAGCATGTGGTGCTCCATTCATGAAAATTCTTACTAACGCTGGTTCTACAGAACAAGAAGCTTATTATTTGATTAATAAGTTAGGTGGAAGTGATAATTGGAAAGGATATAATCTATTAACTGAGAAATTTGTTAATATGAAAGATGCTGGTATTATTGATCCAACTAAAGTTACTCGTACCGCAATCGAAAACGCAGCATCAGTAGCAGGAACAATTCTATTAACAGAATGTACTGTCGTGGACAAGCCTGAAGATAAAAAACAGGATGATATGATGGGTGGAATGGGAGGCATGTTCTAATGGCTACTGAGGTCAAAGAAGAATTAGTATTGATCGCTGAGCGATATCCACCGGGAGACCAGTGGGTATTGCTAAGTGATCCTAATCATGTGTACAAATCATTAACTGAAGTACTAGAAGGTTATTTTGAAGAGCTTGGAGGACTATCATGTGATTTTAAATTATCACCTATGAAAGGTAAATTATATGCTATTGATAGTGTTGTGGTTGAAAAAGCACCACCACCACCTCCACCACCAAAGAAATTTAATATGTATGGAGATTATTAATTAAAATTTGGCCTTCGGGCCATTTTTTATTATATTTGGTTATATGAAAGAAAATAGTTTATTTGTAGAAAAATATAGATCTAAAACATTAGAAGACTATATTGGTAATGAGCAACTAAAATCTATTGTTGCTCAATATATTAAGAAAAACGATTTACAAAACTTACTATTGTATGGTACACCTGGAACAGGTAAAACAACATTAGCTAAATTAATTGTAAATAACTTTGATTGCGATTTCCTTTATATTAACGCTTCAGATGAGAGAGGCATTGATACTATTAGAGATAAAGTTCAAGGTTTTGCTTCAAGCGCTTCATTTAAACCAATTAAGATTATTATCTTAGATGAAGCTGATTTCTTAACTATACAAGCACAAGCATCACTTCGAAACATTATTGAGACATATTCTCGTACTACTAGATTTATATTAACATGTAATTATCTTGAACGTATTATTGATCCACTTCAATCTAGATGCCAGGTATTAAAAATTACACCTCCATCTAAAAAAGAAGTAGCACAACATGTTGTTATCATTTTAGATAAAGAAGATATTACTTATACAATAGAAGATTTAGCTTTAGTAGTTAATAAACATTACCCAGATGTTAGAAAAATACTTAATACTTGTCAAGTAAATACTGTTGATGGGGGTGCTAATGACTTATATCTTAAAATAGATAAGGCAATATTATCATCAAACAGTTATAAAGATGGAGTATTAAAGGAACTTAAATCACCAACTAAATCTAGTTTCAAAAACATTAGACAAATACTTGCTGATAGTAATTTGGATGATTTTGAAGAGATTTATAGATTCCTATATGATAGTTTAGATGAGTATGGTAATAATGATCTATCAAAAGCAATGATTGTTATTGAAATAGAAAATTATATGTATCATGCTAACTTCAGAATTGATAAGGAAATCAATGTAATGGCTTTATTAGCCTCAATTTTAAAAATAATTAATAATAAATAAAGTTATGAGTGAATCAAAACAACCACTTAATGTCAATGTAGACTTTAAGCAAACACAACCAATTACTTCACCTGATGGAAACTCAGTATTCGCTGAGGGAGTAATTTTACGTAAGGTATCTAAGTTTCTAACTGGGTCAACAGAAGATGCTATTATGCCAATTCCATGTTTCTATGATGTAGTAACAGGAAAAGTATTAGTAGAATTGTTACCTAAAGAAGTTAGAGAAGAGTATGACAATATTTGATTGGTTAAAGGAAATTACCTATAATAAATCAAAATGGGAATCATTTACTGAGGAAGACAAAGAATCATTTAATTGCTATATGATTCATCGTTTCCTCAGTATGAATCCTGAGTACATAGAATTCGTGAATTTAGTGCAGACTTTTCCATATTCTGATAAGGAGAAAACATATAATATATATTTATATATGATACCTAAAAATAATATGTTTTTCAAATATATCAAATCCACTAAAAAGAAAAAGCAAGAATCATTGCTTAAACATATTGCTAACTACTTTGAATGTTCATTTGGTGAAGCAGAGGAATATATTGACATATTAAGAGAATCAGGTGTGAAAAGTATACTTACTAAATTAGGTATTGAAGAAAAAGAACAAAAAAAGTTATTAAAAAATGGATAGTATAGTTACATCAATAATTAAGCAATTCGAAGAACGAAGCATTGCTGGTAAAACAAAGTATGGTACTGATTTAGACAGAACAGATCTATCTCTATTAGAGTGGGTTGAACATGCTAAACAAGAACATATGGATGCTATCCTATACCTTGAAAAACTGAAACAACAGTTCATTCAAGAAAACAAATAAATCAAATTTTGAGCACTAAAATACCATCGATAGTTAAAACTATCAGGAACTATACTCCTCAAGAGATAAATTATGCTTATCATAAGACTATCTCTTATAGCCAGTTTTCTGTTTATAAAGAATGCCCTCACAAATGGGAATTACAATATAAAGATGGATTACAGGAGTATAAACCTACAATTCATACTGTATTTGGGACCGCAATGCATGAGGTACTTCAAAGTCACTTAACAGTAATGTTTGAGGAAAGTGCAGCTGCGGCTGATAGAGTTAATATTGAGGAACAGTTTGAGGAAACATTTCGTAAAGTATACTTAGACGAATATAAGAAAAATAAAAGTACTCATTTTAGTGGTGCTACCGAAATGAGAGAATTCTATGAAGACGGACTAAACATACTTAGCCAGTTCAAAAAGAAACGAGGACAGTACTTTAGTAAGAAAGGATGGCATTTAGTTAAGGTTGAGTTACCAATTGTAATGACGCCTAATAACGCGTTTAAAAACGTATTATTCAAGGGCTTCATCGACTTGGTATTATATCACGAACCTACTAATACATTTAAGATAATCGACTTTAAGACGTCTACTCGAGGATGGAATGATGAGACTAAAAAGGATGAAGGTAAACAATTCCAATTGATACTGTATAAGTATTTCTTTAGTAAACAATTCAATATTCCTGAAGATCAAATTGAAGTTGATTTTCTTATACTAAAGAGAAAGATATGGGAGGCAAGTGAGTTCCCTCAAAGTCGTCTTCAAGAATATACTCCTCCAAGTGGTAAAATTAAAATGAAGAAAGCTATAACAGCAATTAATAACTTTCTTGAACAATGTTTTAACACTGATGGGTCATATAAGGACACTACTCACCCAATTGAGGTAAATAAGAATTGCCAATGGTGCCCTTATAATGATAAAAAAGATCTTTGTAATAAGTAATTATCTCATATATATTTATATACGTTAATAATAAATAAAAGCTATGAGTAAAAAAGAAATGACACTAACTAGTGTCAAAGTACAAAGCGAGTTATTCGATGATTTTAAAATGAGTTGTGTAAAACATAAGTTTTCTTTACAAAAGCTTGTAGATCGCACAGTTCATTTATATCTTACTGATGAAGAATTTCGCAAGAATATCCACAATCACAACAATTTAAACCGATAAAAGTTATATGAATTCAAGTTTTGCTTATCTTCCTCAGAATGAGAGGAAGAAAATCTTACTAATCTGTGACGATATTAGAGTACACTCAGGTGTAGCTACAGTCGCTCGAGAATTAGTATTAAATACAGTCCAACATTTCAATTGGGTAAATGTAGGAGGAGCTATTAATCATCCAGAACAGGGTAAACGATTAGACTTATCCCCAGACACTAATAATAACACTGGATTAACTGACTCATCAGTTATCTTGTATCCAAGTAATGGGTATGGGGATGCTAATTTAATTAGACAACTAATTAGTATAGAAAAACCAGATGCTATTTTCTTGATTACAGACCCAAGATATTTCATTTGGTTATTCCAAATTGAGAATGAGATTAGAAAGAAAATGCCTATCATCTATCTTAACATTTGGGATGACTATCCAGCTCCAATGTATAATAGAGGATATTACGAGTCATGTGATGCTTTATTAGCTATTTCAAAACAAACTAAAAATATTAATGAGTTAGTATTAGGTGATAAAGCTAAGAAGAAATTGATTGAATATGTTCCTCATGGATTAAATGAAGAAGTATTTAAACCAATTGATAAAAATGATAAGGAATTAGTTGAGTTCAAGAAAAAATTATTTGGAGGTAAAGAATTTGACTTTGTAATGTTCTTTAATTCTAGAAATATTAGACGTAAACAAATTCCTGATACATTATTAGCATATCGTTTATTCATTGATTCATTAACTGATGATCAAGCAAGAAAATGTGCTTTTGTATTACATACTCAAGTAGTAGATGATAACGGTACTGACTTAGAAGCAGTAAGAGAAATGTTATTTGGAAGTGATTCTAAATACAATATTATATTCTCTAACCAAGTGTTAGATCCTAGAGGAATGAATATGTTATATAATTGTTCTGATGTTCAAATCTTATTAACTAATAATGAAGGTTGGGGATTAAGTTTAACTGAAGCAATTTTAGCAGGTAATCCAATTATTGCAAACGTGACTGGTGGAATGCAAGACCAAATGCGTTTTAGTAAGAAAGATAAATGGATTGATTTTGATGCTGATTTTCCTTCAAACCATAATGGTACTATTAAAGAACATGGTGAATGGGCATTCCCAGTATACCCAACTAATAGATCAATTCAAGGTTCTCCATTAACACCTTATATTTGGGATGACAGATGTAATGCAGAAGACGCAGCTGAACAAATTAAAGCTGTTTATAACTTATCTAAAGAAGAAAGACAAGCACGAGGATTAAAAGGTCGTGAATGGGCTTTATCAGATGAGGCAGGATTCACAGCAGAGAATATGGGTAAGAAAGTCATTAACACATTAGACAAATTGTTTAAAACTTGGAAACCAAGAGAAAAATATGAGTTAGTGAATGCAAATGAAACTCAAGACAAAGTAGTACCACATAAATTAGTTTATTAATAAAAAGTTATATGAGCAAACCGTTATTTTTTATATCATGTCCTATTGATACTTACTCAGGATATGGAGCACGCTCTCGAGATTTAGTTAGAGCAATTATTGAATTAGATAAGTACGATGTTAAGATACTCCCTCAAATGTGGGGTAATACACCTTGGAATTTTATTAGTGATAACCCAGAATGGGGATTTTTAAGTAATCATATTTGGGATCAACCCCAACTACCTAAACAACCTGAGATTTGGATGCAAATCACTATTCCAAGTGAATTTCAACCAATAGGAAAATTTAATATTGGAGTAACAGCAGGTATTGAAACAACATTATCACCTGGTGATTGGATTGAAGGATGTAATAGAATGAATTTAGTATTAACTTCTTCTGAGCATTCAAAGAAAACATTTATTGATACTGTATTACAAAAAGTAGACCAACGTACTAATCAACCAATTGGGGAAGCAAAAATTGAAAAACCGATTGAGGTATTATTTGAAGGTGCTGATATTGAAGTTTACAAACCACTTGATAAAGTAGATTCATTTCCTGAGTTAACTGATATTAAAGAAAAATTTGCATTCTTATTTGTTGGTCACTGGATTAATGGTGATTTAGGAGAAGATAGAAAAAATGTTGGTTTATTAGTTAAAATGTTTTACGAAATATTTAAAAATAAGAAAGACAAACCAGCATTAATCTTAAAAACATCTCAAATGGGATCTTCGTATCTAGATCGAGATGAAATTTTAAGAAAAATTAAAATAATTAAATCAACAATTAACAGTAAAGATTTACCTAATGTTTATGTTTTACATGGTGAATTTAGTGATGTTGAAATGAATGAGTTATATAATCATTCTAAAATTAAAGCAATGGTTAATTTAACTAAAGGTGAAGGTTATGGTCGTCCACTACTTGAATTTAGTTTAACTAAAAAACCAATTATTACTACCAACTGGAGTGGACAAGTAGATTTCTTAAATCCTGAATTCACAACAATGTTACCTGGTAAATTAACAGATGTACATCCAAGTGCTGCTAACCAATGGTTATTAAAAGAATCACAATGGTTCTCAGTAGATTTAGGTCATGCTGGGACAGTCATTAAAGATGTATTTGAAGATTATAAAAAGTATCTTGATGGAGCTAAACGTCAAGCACATAAAAGTAAAACTGAATTTAGTTGGGATAAAATGAAGGAAAAAGTGGATGAGTTATTTACTAAATACATTCCTGAGTTCCCAAAACAAGTAGAGTTAAAACTACCTACATTAAAGAAAATTGAATTACCTAAATTACAAAAAGTAGAAAATAATGGATAAAATTATTAATTGTCCTAAATCAGGAGGTGACTTGTGTTATGAAACACAGGTTACACCTGAAATAACAAATTGGATGTCATTATCATGTGGGTTTTGGACTAACTCACTTATGACAGAAGGAAGTGACTTTTATAATGAACAAATGGAAGTACTTCCTGAGTTATATAAAGTATTAGCTTGGATTGATCCTGAAACTAAATTAACTTGGTTACCACAAACTATCAATGAACCTAAACAAGGTATGGTGTTTGCTAATGGAACTGGAGTAGATAATTGGAAATGGGCAGCTGTAAAAGCAGTAGCCGTAACAGAAGAAGAAAAACATAAATTCCCAATCCCTAAACAACCTGGTAAATTCTATGAATACAGAATGGATATGGAAACACTCCAACATTTTGAAGAAAGAGATTTTATTGATGCTTTAGAATACATTGGCTTGATAGGGTAATATTGTTATATTAGGTTATATGAAAATTAGTTATGCAATTACAGTCTGTAATGAACTGGAAGAAATAAGTCGTTTACTTAATTTCCTTCACCAATATAAACGACCTGAAGATGAGATTTGTGTCTTATTAGATAAACCAAAAGCATCTCAAGAATTACTAGATGAACTTTATTATTGGTCATCTAAAGATATCATCACCTTAAAAGAAAGTACATTCCAAGGACATTTTGCTGATTGGAAAAATGAATTAAATGGAATGTGCTCCGGTGATTATATTTTCCAAATTGACGCTGATGAATTACCTAATGAAGAACTACTAGGAGCACTCCCAGATATATTATCTAATTCAGAATCTGATGTTGTTTTAACTCCTAGAATTAATATTGTAGAAGGTATTACACCCCAACATTTACAAATGTGGGGTTGGAAACAGAATGAAAAAGGATGGGTTCAATTTCCTGATTATCAATGGAGAATATTTAAAAATACTCCTGATATTAAATGGAAAAATAAACTACATGAGGTGTTAGATGGGTATAAAACATACGCTTACTTACCTGAGCTTGAAGAATATGCTTTATATCATCACAAGCATATATCAAGACAAGAATCACAAAACAATTTTTATAGTAAAATTAACTCAAAATAAACATGTTATTATCTATAATCACAAGCGGCAAAAATGACCAATATGCTGGTAATTTTAAACAACGTCATCAACATAATTTAGATAAACTTAATGACAGTATTAATAAACTTAATACTAATGAAATAGAACTTATAACAGTTGATTGGGGAAGTGAGGAAAAATTATCAGATGTTTTAAATACAAGTAATTTTACTCATACTAAATTTCTTCATATACCATCTGAGATAGCAAAAAAATATAGTCCTGACTCTGGTTTTTCAATAGTGCATGCTTTAAATGCTGGGTTTAGAAGAAGTAAGGGAAGATATATTTTTTTTATTGATGGTGACAGTTATGTTCCATATGAAAGTTTAGCTCTTATCTATAATATAGCTTTATCTTTAGATGAAGAAAAAGAAAAAACATTCTTTTGGGCTTCAAGATATCATTTACCATATGAAATACATTCTAACACTAATGATATAAGAGAAATTGATAAAAATATTGAGATTTGGGAACAAAATCAAAAACAAAATTGGCGACATGATAAAATAAAACTTCATGATTTTGGAGGAACAGCAATGGGTTTACTTTTAAGTAGAGATATTTGTGAAGAAAGTACTTTATATTATGAAGTTTTAAATAAATGGGGATGGTTAGATATAGAAATTCATCACCGTTTATTAACTAGATATTCTTGTGTTGGTGATTTAGAAGATTATGGTGTAAGTTTTTTTCATCTGGATCATCATAGTATACAAGTTAAAGGACAAAACGGAATTAACCCAAATTATAATTCACCTAGATTTGAAGCTAATGACGAAAACTGGGGGTTAGTAAATGAAAATCTAGAATTATATAAAAAATAAAAATATGAAAAAAATATTAATACTAGGAGGGTATGGTTTTTTAGGAAAAAATTTATCAAAAATACTACTAAACAATAACAACTACCAGATATTTTTAGAATCAAAAAGAACTGGATGTGATATTTTAGATTTAGCTCAATTAAAAGAAAAAATACAAGATATATCCCCAGATATTATAATTAATGCAGCCGCGAATGTAGGCAGCATACATTATGTGACTACTTACTCAGCTGATGTATGTCATGATAATACATTAATGTATATTAATATTTTTAAAGCTATTAAAGAAATTAATCCTAATATTCTTTTAATAAACCCAATATCTAATTGTTCCTACCCAGGCATAATAGATATCCAATATGAAGAAAAATGGTGGGATGGAGCTATTCACCCATCTGTAGAATCATATGGTGGCCCTAAAAAAATAGGATTTACCCTCTCAGAATGTTACAAAAAACAGTATGGTATAAAAACAATAAATTTAATTATACCTAACGCTTATGGACCTTTAGATTATACAGATGAGAATAAAACCCATGCTTTAAATGGATTAATATTAAGAATGATTAGATCTCAAAGAAATAATGATAGTGAATTTATAGTTTGGGGAAGTGGATCTCCTATACGAGAATGGGTTTATATGGAAGATGTGGCTCATATAATAAAAGAAATTATAGATCATAATAAATATGATTTACCAAATCCATTAAATATAGGACAAGAATATGGAGTTAGTATAAATGATAGTGTAAATACAATTAAAGAAATTTTAAAATTTAATGTAAATATTAATCATGATTTATTAAAACAAGATGGAGCTCCTATAAAAATACTTGGAAAAAATAAATTCAATCATTATTTTCCAAACTTTAAATTTACATCATATAATGAAGGAATAGAAAACACAATAAATTATTACAAAAATATATTATAAATGAAATCAGTTTTTATAACAGGAGGAGCAGGGTATATAGGAACATCTTTAATTCCTTTACTTTTAAAGAATGGATTTAAAGTTACAGTCTATGACTCATTATTATTTAATAATGGTGATAAACTAATACCTTATATATCCAATAAGAATTTTACTTTTATTCTAGGGGATATTTTAGATAAAGAAAAATTAAAAAATAGTATTAAAAATCATGACATTGTAATTCATTTAGCAGCTTTAGTTGGATTTCCAATATGTCGAGAAAAAGGTGAGGAAGAATCCTATAATATTAATGTTATAGGAACTCAAAATGTAATCGACTGTATGGATCCATCACAATTTCTTTTATTTGGTTCCACAGGGTCTAACTATGGAGAAGTGAAAGATATATGCACTGAGGAGACAACATTAAATCCTTTATCAATATATGGAAAAACTAAAACAGAAGCTGAGAATAAAGTGATGAAAAGAAATAACAGCACTGCCTTCAGATTTGCAACTGCGTTTGGAGTTTCTCCTAGATTAAGATTAGATTTATTAATTAATGATTTAACATATAAAGCTATGACAGAAGGGTATGCTGTTATATATGAATCTAATTTTATGAGAACTTTTATTCATGTGAGGGATATAGCTAATGTTTTTCTATTTACTATAAATCATCAACATCAAATGGTAAATAATATATACAATGTAGGATCTGATTCTATGAATTTTTCTAAAAAAGAAATATGTGAGCTGATAAAAAAAGAATTACCTAATACTTATTTTAATTACGCTGATATTGGTGAAGATGCTGATAAAAGAAATTATATAGTTAGCTATAAAAAAATAAATGATCTTGGTTTTACCACATCAGTGACAATAGAAGAAGGAATAAAAGAATTAATAAAAACTATACCTTTAATTAAAATTAACAACCCATACTATAATATTATAAAGTGATGTATAAAATAGCATTATTTGGAGCAACAGGTGGACTCGGTACCAAACTTTTTGAAAAATTAAAAACTAATAATAATTATGAAGTAATTAATATAGGAAGTAAAGATATTGATGTCACAAATTATGAACAAGTTAAATCATTTTTTGATAATAATGATATAGATATAGTAATCAATTTAGTTGGAGTAAATTATGATAAATTTCTCCATAAGGTAGATAAAGATGATTTAAATGATATTAAAAAATCAATTGATGTTAATATTATGGGAACAATTAATATTGTATCATGTTGTTTACAAAAAATGAGAATTAAAAATTATGGAAGGATTATTCTAACATCATCTGTTTTAGCTGAGAAACCAGTGATAGCTACATCTGTATACTCAGGATGTAAAGGATTTATAGATTCATTTGTTAAAACAATAGCATTAGAAAACGCTAATAAAAATGTATCTTGCAACACCATGCAGTTAGGATATTTTGATGGTGGTTTAACTTATAAAATAAATGAATCTATTAGAGAAAATATAAAAACATCCATTCCTATGAATAGATGGGGAGACATTGATGAGTTAAATAATCTAGTTGAATTATTAATTAATACACCTTATATAACAGGTACAAATATTAAAATAAATGGCGGAATTGACTTTTAAACAAACAGGAATTGATTTATTTATTGATTCCTCAAGTGTAATAAAACAACCTCAATTAATTGAAGTAGGCAATCATGTTGCAATTGATGTAGGAGTATATATATCTACAAAAGCAACTATAGGAGATTATGTACATATAGCTCCATATTCATGTATTATTGGAGGAAAAGAATCAGAACTAATAATGGAACATTTTAGTGGAATATCTGCTGGATGTAAAATATTATGTGGGAGTGATGATTATACTAAAGGATTAATGAATCCTCAAGTTCCTATAGAGTATAGAAATCCTAAAATTTCTTTTGTGAAATTTGAAAAATTTTCATGCATTGGGGTTAATTGTGTTGTAATGCCTGGAGTAACATTAGCTGAGGGGTCAGTAATTGGTTCTAACTCAGTAGTAACAAAAGATACAGAACCATGGACAATATATGTAGGCAGCCCAGCTAAACCTGTAAAAATAAGAGATAAAGAATTAATATTAGAAAACGCTAAAAAATTAGGATATGAGTTTTGAAACAGTAAAAAAATTTGAAAATGAATTAGCTAAGTTTTATGGAGCACCATACGCTATAGCCACAGATAGTTGTACTCATGGAGTAGAATTATGTCTTCGTTATGTTGAAGCTAAAGAGATAAATGTACCTAAAAGAACATATTTATCAATACCATTCTTAGCTCATAAGTTAAATATAAAGTTAAATTGGAAAGATGAAAATTGGGTCGATTATTATTATGTTGCTGATAAAGTTATAGATGCAGCTGTATTATTTAAACAAAATAGTTATGTTCCTGGGACTTTTATGAGTATCAGTTTCCAATTCCAAAAACATTTATCTCTTGGTAGAGGAGGTGTTATATTAACTGATAACCAAGAAGCAGCAATACAGCTAAAGAAAATGTCATATGATGGTAGAATCCCAGATATAATCTGGAGAGAACAAAATATAGATACTATAGGATATCATTATTATATGACGCCGGAAACTGCTCAACTTGGTTTAGATAAGTTACCTAAAGCTATAGAAACTCCACCTAAACAATGGGTAGTAGAAGATTGGCCTGATTTAACTAAAATGAATGTATTCAAATGAAAATTCTTTATATAACTAATCATATTGATATAGCTAACGCAAGCGGAGGTTTTATAAGTGATTATCAAAATGATTTAATATTTTATGGATTAAGAGAATTATTTGGTGATGATGT